AACCATAAGTATCTGGTCATCAAACAACAACAGCATTCTAATACCTTTATAAAAAAACTTATCGCCTTGATATTTACCATAAACAACATAGTCACCAGGTTTACACCAAGCTCGTCCTTTAAATTTGTCGTGATCAGCATAAGCTAACTCACCAACCTTTAACACACGACCAATGGTTGTAAGATATTTAGCATCGTCTTTAAATTTGTCTGGAAGTAAAATACCTCCTTTTGTTTTTTCCCTAATAGCTACTGGTCTTATTAAAATATGATACCCGGGTAAGTGGGGTAATACTTCAGGGTCAGGGGCTTCTTTATTTGAAATCCATTCGTCATTGCCTGCTGCGGCTGTTGCGGCTCCTGCTGCTTTCATTCTTCTTCTTCTCCTTCGTTATGTAAGTTTTTCTCTGCTAATTTAAGTTCTTCTATAGCAATCGTCAAGCCTTCAATTATACCAACTTGATATTTATATTCAGAATAATCTGTTGACGATCCACTTGAAACTACATCAGCCAAATCTTCTTTTCGTTGTGTTAGTTGTTTTCGTAAGTAATCAATTACGGGATCCATACTGGGTGCCTTTCAAATAATTCTTTTTCAGATTCATACATAGCATCAAGATACTCTTGTTTAATCATAGCCTCTTGAACAGTAAGAGGGCCAGACGAATCTCTACCACCAACAATTAATTTACCATGCATAGCAATAGATGGTTCATCAAACTTCTCACCAAGAGCATCAATCATAATTATGAGATCATTACATAAAGTCTCCATATACCCAAACTTAATATTAGGATAATGTTTAGTAGTGTAGTGATCATAATAATCTTTGACAACATTTTTATTTCCGACTATTTTAGTCAGGAATGTTTCATAGTCCTCGGCTTGACACTCTCGTTCAAGTCTAATATCGTCTTGCCAGTTCCATTTATTACCATACTTGTTAGCTTTTTTTCTAGCTCGATGATGAAATAAACTATGCACAAAAGTCATTGGGTGTCTAAGAAAAGCAAAAGTTTGCTTATGTGTAAATGGTGTATTATGTGAATCATAGACAGCATCACCGACAGCTTTGGCTCCCTCTACATAATTAAACAACATTTGTTTTACCCATCGTCCCCCAGTTTTAGGGACGTGTATAAACATACTATTTTTAAGTTCGACTGCCATGTAAAAACAAAAAATCTCCGTCCGTTATTTCTGGCATTGTTATGGCTACCTTTACACCATGCTCAATGTCATTAATTGGTTTTAACCCTTGACCTCTGTGATTATAAAAACAAGAGTACCCTCTATCAAAACAAAATTTAAAAGTAGTCTCCACTGGATATTTATTAAATTTCTCATAAACTTCAATCATCATATGGGGCTTGTGTTTGTCAATAATGTTTTGTGCACCATTCAATACATCTAGTTCTGTACCCTCAGTATCTATTTTTATAAAACAAATATCATTAGCTGATCTATGTTGATCATCTAATGTTACGACTTCAACATCAATGGGTATACCATCAACTAGGTTTTGAAAGGATGAATTAGATAATCGTTTATCATCAACATAAAATCTTTGTTTACCGGGTTTATCACTAACGGCAAAGTTATAGGGTGAGAAGTTAACATAATCATCCTTAACTTTACATAATTGTTCATAGACTTCAGGCACAGCCTCATACCCATAAACATGATTTGCATGTTTGGCAAACCATCGTGAGTATTGTCCTACACCAGCGCCAACGTCTAGTACAGTAGCATCAGAATTAATATATGGTTTTGTTTTTCCCACTAAAAATTCTTTAACGTGAAGGTCGTAATAGTAGGGATTGAATACTCGTCGTTGTAATACTTCTTGAGATAGTTGTGTGTTATTTGTCATTTGGTTTCATAATTACTTGCAGTGCAATACGTTCACCTTCTTCCACATGTGTGCCTCTATGCCAACCGTGGTTCGGTTCAAACAATATAAAATTAGTTTCATCAGATGTAAAGTGTTTTAATTGACTATAAACTTTTTCAGACATCGGATCATCGTCTTTAAACTGTCGTGAGAAGTATGCATTCTTCCGTGCCCATAGTGGTAGACCTGCATTTACAAATCTATCTTTTACTGTTGATAACGTATTTGATAGTTGATTACTTTTACAAAATAACATTTCAACATCATCAAACTTCCAGCGATGACTATATGGAATATAAGCAAACGGTCCGTTCTCTTTCTTTACTTCACTTAAATAAATTATTGTTTTAATGTATCCGTACTTTGGATCAATGTGTAATGTATATAATTTATTTTTTGGTTTATGTTTTTGATCGGTTTGAAAGTATTCATTAAAAGTATCTTTCGGATCACTGATGTGTAAATTAATATCAGTTATTGAATACGGTTCTTCAAGTATACCTAGTTTATCGTATAGTTTGGTTAGCTTTTCATATATAGGATGAAGATAACCTAACTTTAAAATACGATCTTGTATACGGTTCTGTCGTATAGGTGCAAGGTTTCTAACTTCATCTATCTCTCGTTCGACTAATCGGTATAATGGATTAATATCAATAGATTTAGCAAAATAACCTAACTCACTAAAATCTTTAGGTCCTTTATATTTTACATCCATGGCCTGTATCTTACGATAAAAACCACTGATAGCTGCTTTTAATTGATCTTGTAAAGTAACTGTAGGTTTAAGATTATTATAAAGCCTGTCAAGTTGATGAGTAAATAATTTTATATCTAACTCTTTCATAGCTTTACAGAACCCTTCATAGATTCTGGGATGATCGTTATTGTTGACTTCATATCCTATGTCGTCAAAACAAACGGCGGGATCAGGAAGTTCCACACCGTGATCGGTTATGTAATCCATTAGGTTGTAGTTGTCTCTTCAGCTTTGATTGCCGCTATTTCTTTTTCTGAAGCTGTGTTACGGCGACCAAGTTTAACATTACCAGACTTTCTTTCAAACTCTTTTGCTGCCGTGTCAAAATCATTTTCAACTAAAGCTTTTACAAACTTAGGAAACTTCGTAATTGATCCGACATTATACGTATAGTCAGCCAGTAAATTTAATTTTCTGTCTGAGAGTTGATTAGGATCATAACCCATTGTTTGTAAATCTCTGTCCGTTCTTTTTAAAGCTTGACTAAAACTTAAACCGAACAATTGTTTTTGTTGATCTGTAGTTAAAGCAATATCTGCATTATCTTTAACAAATTTAGTTGCTTCTTTTCCGCTTAGTCCGGCAGCACCTGCTAAACGACCCGCAATGTTTTCATCAACACCAACACTTGTTAATTCACTGATAATTTGATCAGGACTTTTTTCTTTCATATCATAACCAGCACCCACAGTCACCCCACTTGTTTTTGTTGGATGATGTAGTTTCTCACTGCCTGGCCCTACTTCTTGTTCAAAGGTAAACTTACCTTGATCACTTATTAATCGTTCCATAAATTCTCTCTCCTTTTTACTTTGTTCAAAACCTTTATTAAGGTTCTGTTGAATATCTACTAGTTTAAGTGTTTCCTCACTAGGAGGGGTTATATCTTCATCTTCAACCGTAGGAGTAACTGTTTTAATTATATCTTGAGTTTCAGTTCCCATACCAGCAATATTAGTCGTTGGTTGAGTTATTGGTTTCTGTACAGCTAAGTTTGCTGCCTGTTTAAATTCCTCAGCTGCTGCTACATCGGGTGTAAAAAAGTTAGTTGGTGGTGGTTGCTGTACTGTCCCACCTTCTTGAAACTTTTGCTTATCAACTAATTTTAACAGATCCATGACCACCTTTGCTGTAAGGCTATCGTTTTTTTCTTTTTTCCCTTCTTCAATCTTAGCCGCCTCAACCATGGCATCTATATCAATCTGCTTTTCTTTCAAGGCTAATTCTTTTTCCTCCATTATTTTTTTATTTTCTACAGATTGTTTTTGTATGTTTAGGTTCTGCTGTTCTATGCTATCCAGTCCACCTTGCGCTGCTAACTGATTTGCCTGTAAAATCTGTTTAGCACTTTCAGCCATGATCATAGTCAGACTAGCACCTTGATCAACTTGACCTTCTTGCGCTTTCATTAAGCCACCCATCTGTTCTTGGAATCGTAGCACCATATGTTCTCTGACGTTAGCCATAATAATCGGTTCAACCATTTTCATAATCGGGTTGGCACCATTAAGCGGGTCTTGCAAGTAGGCGGTCTTCACGGCGATGTGAGCATCGTGATCCTGTCCGGGAAAGGCTTTGATCGGCTGTCCACGTGTAGCTGACATTATATCAGCGAGAGGATCCTGTTGCATAGCCTGTTGAGGTGCATTGATGAATCGATCTGGATTATCAACATTAGCTGCGGCAAGCACCGCTTTATTTATCTCTGGCATATTAAAAGTTCCTGGTGGTGACTGCGAAGCTAACTGTAACATCAGCTGCGCTTGGGCGAGTCTGTGTGAGTTCGACGGAATGTTTGGATCACTAACAGGAACCACGTCGACACGTCCATCGAAATCTTGCTTGAATATCTCGGCAGACTGTCCTATAATGTCATAAGGATAAGCTGTTGGTAAAAACTCATGGTTTATTCGAGCTAATATTTTAAACTCGTCCTTCTGGGACTTGTGGAGTCGTTTGTGAATTGCTGAAAAGAACTTACCCGATGCTTCTAATAATGCTAATGTCGTGCCAACCGGACCATAGTTCGTTGCGTCAGACACTACTTGATCTGTCGTGTCAGCAAATTTCTGGCCGGCAGTGGCTACAAAGCCTAACATCTGATAGAGAGTCTGAGATGGTTCTTTATACGGAAGAGGAACTATGGACTTGCCCAAGTCTAAACCCGTTGACTCAACATCACGAAACTCCCCCGGCATTATCGGAGAATTATCGCCGACAACTCTAACACCTCTGGCTTTAAAACCACCTGGTAAATTAGAAAACTGACCTGCATCAATTAAGGCTCTCATAGCTGCCGTTGCCGACATGGTAAGATTACCAAGAAAATGAATTAACCCTAGTCCGTAAAATCCAAAACCAGGTACAAACTTGTAACTAACAAAGTGTTCTCTTTTTACAAATCGTGGATCTCCATCATTCCAGTTACGACGAATACTTAGAACTTTCTTTGAACTTTTATCAACCGTAACGATGTAGGGATAGGCTACACCCGTAGGACTATTAAATGGTTCTGGTAAATCTAAATACAGATGTTGTTCAAGGAGTTGGTAGCTTGGGTCATATGGGTTTTCATCGTATGCCGATAGTCCCATAAT